AAGTCCGGCAGCGTCATGTAGTTCGGCCAGCGTCGGCCTCCCGGATCCTGCTTCCCGTGCTTGTCGATCCGGCACATGCAACCGATCTCGGCTCCGAGGAGCACACGAGGGGTGTCGTCGATCTCGTAGCTGGTGTGCTGGACGATCGACTGACGGTGGGTGTGGCCGATCAGGATCGAGAATCCCGTGGCCTTGAGTGTTTGGAGGGCGCTGGCGCCGCCATCCTTGCGGGCGATCCAGCCGTGCCGGACGGCGAGGTTGCGACTGAGGGTGACCTGAGTGTCCTCGTAGGAGCCTCTAGGCTCCAGGAGGGTCACTCCCAGCTCGTCCAGCCGCATCAGGTGGGAAATGGCGTGAGCGACCTTACCTGGGCTCTCGGGGGTATCCACGGTGCGGAGCCGAGCGATGGCCGGGGCCTGGGCGGCCTCGTAGTCGTACAGCCGCACGTCGTGGTTGCCGAGGAGCCAGGTCCACGCGGTATGCGGACTGGCGTCCAGGTGGCCGCGCTTGACGTTGTAGGCGCTCTGCATGCACTCCTGGGCCTTGGCCAGGTTGTCAGGGTCCGGCTTGTGCCGGGGCTGCAGATCGGGGAAGTCCATCAGGTCTCCGAGGTCCACGCCCTCCTGGGGCTGATGGTCGCGGAGCCACTGGACGAACAGCCGGTCGAGGTTGGTGTCGTGGAAGGGGAAGTGGGAGTCTCCGCAGATGACGATCAGCTTGGACTGCTGGTAGCCCTTGACCGTGCGGATCCTCGGCTTGGCCGGTGGCCTCCAGCCGTCGGACCGGACCGGGACGAGGTTGAACTCCTCGTAGTTCTTCTTGCGCTTGGCCCGGAACTTGGCCTGGTAGTAGGTGACGATGTTGCCATCGGGGCCGGGGCCGTCCCACTCGTTGAGCAAGACCCCCTGTTCGCCGCCATCGACGTACCACTCCTCAGGGTCGAGGCCCCGCTCTTCCAGCATGGCGTCCGGGTCGGTGAGCAGCGGACGCGGGTTGGCGTCGATCTTGTGAGCCGCCGCCCGCGGTGCCGTGCGGGCCTCGGCCTGGTCGCCCTTGATCTTGGTGTAGGAGCGTTCAGCTCCGGGAATGTTGGCGCCGTGGCGCTTGCGGAACCGGCGAATCGAGTCTCTGGTGGTCTCGATCCCGAATAGGTCCGTTACCTCTCTGGCGATTGTCGCGTTGGTCTCTCCAGCTTCAATGCTGCCCAGCACGTATGAGCGAACAGGCTCCGCGTCAAGCGGACTGTTGCTCGGAATCGTCTTCGGCAAGGGGCTTCTCCTCCTCTAGGCCTTCGGCCATCGGGTCGATCAGTGAGTACCGCTTACCGGCGGGGCCGGGGAGGGAGAGGCGGTTAGACCCCTCGACGATGAACGTCTTGTCACCCTCATGCTCGACACGCTGACCAACCTTCAGTTCCCAAGTATCTGGGTCCTCTGTCTCGTTTTCCAGCGTATCAGATGTCTTGGAGACATGCTCGGGCTCCTCATCAGCAGCACCAGTCCAGAGTGCGACAGCCCGCAGGCGCCACTCCTCCGGGAGGTCCTTCGTGCGCTCGGCGAGATCGTCCAGATCTCGGACCTCGCCGCCGCGGCTAGCGTTGTAGGTGAGGCCCGGCCGTCGCTCGTTCGAGACCTCAGGGACGTTGCCCCTGGGCCCTGGCGGCGTCGGTCCTACGACCGGCGGGCCTCCTCCCGGGGTTGGGCCAAACAGATCGGGCGGAGGTCCGGGCATCATCGTGCCGCCCCCTCCAGGGCCCTCGGGGCCTCCTGGAGCCCCTCCGGGGCCGCCGGGCGGGGGCGCACCGCCCTCGGGTCCTCCGGGGCCGCCAGCGCCCTCTCCTGGCATCGCAGACGGGCCGGTGCCACCGGCCAGCACCGACTCGACCTCTGCCTTGAGGTCCATCGGCACCGGGAGGCCCTTGATGACCAGCGCCAGGTAGGTGTCCATCTTGGCCTGCTGCTGATCGATCGTCTTGCGCTTGATGTCGTCGTTGAAGATCTTGGTGTAGTCCTCGTCCTTCCAGGAGATGCCGATCATCAGCTTCTCGTCGGGGATCGGGACGCCCATCGCACGCAGCTCCTGCATGAACTTGCGCTCTGTTGCCTCGTCTCGGAGGTCGAAGGTGGCGAAGTTCAGCTCGGGAGCCGTGAACTTGCGCTTGCGGACTGGGACCAGCTCGCCATCTTCGTCCGGCTCCATGACCGTCTCGTAGACCTCGACGCGGGTCTGACCCTTGCGCTCGTACGCGTAGTGGCCCTGAGCCTCGGCGATGACCATGGCACGCTCGTGGAAGTGGGTCTTGAGCTGCTTCTGGAAGGTCCGCATGACCTGGTTCATGAACTCCGCCTGCAGGGCGCTCGATGCGTAGGGTTGGGAGTTGGATCCAGCCGACAGCAGCGACGGGTTCACCCCGAACACCTGCATCAAGCGGCGCTCGATGCGATCGAAGTCTTCGCCCAAGCGAGGCATCTGCTCGCGGCCGAAGACAGACTCCATCTCCAGGCCGAAGTGGTGGACCATGACACGGAAGTCGGAGGCCATGGCGATGTCGATGTCGTCGCGGACAGACTCCAGCTCTTCGGGCGTCGGGAGCCACGGAGGCAGGCCGTCACCCATGTCCATGATGCCTAGCTTGGCGAGCAGGAACGGCGAATACAGACGCTCGGCGATGGCGTCCTGGCTGGCCAGCAGCTTCTCCTCGTGCAGGAGCGTGCGGAGGCCTCTCAGGAGGATCGGAGTGCCGTGGTCGTCCCAGTCGTTCATCTTGTTGGCGACCTGGCGAAGGATGACCGGCGACATCGGGATGTGCTCGCCCTTGAGCAGGTACGGCATCAACTCGGGGTACTGCTGCTGGAGCAGGTAGTACTCGCGGGCGGGCTGCTTGGTCTGGGCGATCCGGCGTAGGTAGTCGGGCGGGACGATCTTGAGCTGCTGGGAGTCCAGCAACGGGAAGTTGTCGATGACGACGTCCTCGGGGTTGATCAGCTCCTCATGCTTCCAGATGCCCAGGTTCTCGTCGAAGGACCCGAGCGGGAATGCTTCGCCGACGAGCCACACCTCGCGGCCGAGCGAGACCAGGAAATCCTCGTACTGGAGCTGGTCCAGGAAGATATCGTCGTAGACCCGGCGCAGGGCTGGGTCCTCGTGCTGCAGCTCCAGGCCCGCCAGCGGGAACCTGGTGAAGATGTCCACGAGCTGGGGAACGAGGTAGTGGGTGGCGTAGTACAGCCGCAGCCACTTGTGCAGCTTGTGCCGGTGGCCCTCGTCAGCGACGTTCCAGGGGAGGCCGGAGAGGTCCCAGTACTCCAGCGGGTCGTAGAAGCGGGGGATGGCGTTGAGGGCGTCTCCGCCCATCGGTGACCCGCCTCCGCCGCCGATGACCGAGGTGCGCTGCATGCGACTGGAGACAGCACGCTTCTGACCCATGGCACGGATCATCCCCTGGGTCTCGTTGAGGACTCTTTGGACCTCGGGCGAGTCGTAGTTCTCCAGGTTGATCGAGCGCCCGAGCTTCATCTGGGCCCTGGCGAGGTCAACGGCGCCGGTCCGCTGGAGGTCCTGGGTGGTGCGAACCGAGTCCCCGTAGCTCTGGGCGTATCGCATCGGATGACGCGGACCCGTGAAGGCCGCGTCTTTCAGACGTGCGAGTTCGCCACTAATCGTAGGTTCGGCCATCTTCCTCTCTCCTTACGTCCCAGGAGAAGTCTCCGGGACAGCTCTCAACGGTACCAGGAGCCGGGGAAGGGCTAGACCAGAGCGGTGTTGGTGACCGGGTCAGCCTGGCCGCTGCCACCGAACGTGTCGGTGTGCGGGCCGCTGGTCTCGCCACCAGAAGCGAAGCCGGAGTCGCTCCAGAAGTCAGGGGCGCTGTCAAGCTCGACGCGCTCGGTGCCGCCGCCGTCGATTTCCTTCAGCTCATGCTCGTTGTTGGGCGGGCCGATCGGCACAACGACGTCCTTGCGCTCAGTCGGCCACTGTCCGTCCTCAACCTCGGGCTCGCCGAGGTTCTGCGGAGTCCAGAGCTTCTTGTCCATCTTCGGCTCGGGGCCACCCAGATCGGTGTTGCCATCAGCCGTGCGGGTCGAGGCGCGGCGATAGTCGGGGTGTGTCTCCATGCCCGGGACCCCC